GCCTGCGGGGTCGAGGCGGCCCCGTGGGTTTTTTTTATGGGGAGTAGATGCGTGGACAAGCGGAAGGTGGAGAAGGTTCGCAAAAGGGCTGCTCGGTCACTCTGCACGTATACGTTTACCGGGGCGTATGTTCGTATTCATGCGGCTGAGTTGCTTGAGGTTTGCGAAGAGTTGTTACGGCGAATGGATACTGGTCAGATGGAGATGGAATTTTAGATGACGAGTTTTACGGAGGCTTCGTTTGATCGGGACCGTTGGCCTAATTTTAGTTTTGGGGAGTTGAAGTGTCGGCATACGGGGGCTTGTGTTATGGACGAGTCTTTTCTGGATCGGTTGCAGTTGTTACGCGATGCGGTGGGGCCATTGGTTGTTTCTTCGGGGTATCGCTCGGAGGTCCATCCGGTGGAGGCTAAGAAGGATCGTCCTGGGGCTCATACGTATGGTCGGGCTGTGGACGTGGCCTGCCGGGGTGAGCAGGCGTATCAAGTGTTGGGCAAGGCATTGGAGCTTGGGTTTACGGGGATTGGGGTGAGTCAAGGTGGGGAGGGTGGTCGGTTTTTGCATTTGGATGATCTGGGCAACGTGGAGTATCATGGCCCCAGGCCTGCGGTATGGAGTTATTGAGGTGAAGATTAAGGGCAAGCATCAAGAGGCGATCCAAATGATGATTTTGGATCGGTTTTCCAAGAATCGTCTTACGAGCCAGATTGCCAAGCAGTTGGGGGTAACGGTTTCAGCGGTTAATTACTGGAGGGCAGACGAGGACTTCCAGGCGGAGTATCAGAAGCAGTTGAGTATTTACCAGAAGGATTTTTCTGATATTAAGCTGGCGGATCGCAAGGAGCGGGTTAAGGTCTTGTCGGAGATGTTTGAGCATATACCGGAGCCTCGGGTTTCGTTGAGGCTGAAGGTGCTGGAGCAGATACGGCAGGAGGTGGGTGATGACCGGATACAAATCGAGCATACGGTTGAGATGAGGGGTCCGAATGTCCCGCCGAGGGCTGAAAGTTACGAGGAATGGATTAAGCAAAACGAGCAGATGCTTGCGGCGTTGCCGGATTCGTCTGTTGAAGCGGATTTCAGCGTAGAGGCGTAACAATGAGTTGGCAACCGCAACCTGGGCCACAAGAAAAGGCTATACGTGCTTCTTTTGTCGATGAAATCTTCTTCGGCGGAGCGCGAGGTGGGGGTAAGACGGACCTGCTTCTCGGAGATTTCGCTGCCGATGTACAGCAGTATGGCGAGCATTGGCGTGGGGTCTTGTTTAGACGGACCTATCCCGAGTTGGATGAGATCGTAGATCGCAGCAGGGCTATTTATTTTGAGATGTTCCCCGAGGCGGAGTATAAGGTCGGTTCCCATACATGGCACTTTCCCGGCGGGGCTACGCTCAAGCTGCGACACATAGAGACAGAACTGGACGCAGACCATTATCAAGGCCACCAGTACACTTGGATCGGGTGGGACGAAATGGGCTCATGGCCCGATCTTAAAGCCTATCATAGACTTAAGGCTTGTCTCCGCTCTGCCCATGCGGTGCCTGTCAAGCGTATTCGGGTCACAGGCAACCCCGGTGGCCCCGGCCATAACGAGGTCAAGCGGTATTTTGTCGATGCAGGAGAAGAAGGGCATCTTGTAACAGGGGCAGATAAGATGACGCGGATGTATATCCGCAGTCTTGTTACAGACAACAAGGTATTGTTACAAAGTGATCCAGGGTATATTGATCGCTTGAAGGCGGTAGGCGATGAGCAGTTGGTGCAGGCGTGGTTGGAGGGTGATTGGGACGCGATGGTCGGTGCTTTTTTCTCAAATTGGCATGGCGAGAAGGTCCAGGTGCCTTCTTTCAACATCCCAGACCATTGGCCCCTCTTTGGGGCTTTAGATTATGGCGAATCGGCACCGTCCAGCTTCGGTTTGTATACTGTAGACCACGATGATAACGTATATCGTGTTACGGAGTATTATCAAGGCAATGCCTCGGCTTCGCAACATGCCGAGGGCATCACCAAGATCATTGAGGGATGTCCGTTTACTGGAGGTCGTAGCCCCCAGGCTATTTATGCCGATCCGAGTATTTTCGTCAAGCGAAGGCTTACTGAAGCGATGAACCGAAGCCCTGCTGATGTGTTCGGGGAGAATGGTTTATGGTTGACAAGAGCCAACAATGATCGTATAAATGGATGGAGGGTTTGTAACGATGCGCTGATCAATGAGCGTTTCTATTGTTTTGCGGGATGGAACGATGCTCTATGCCGGACGGTGCCGACCCTGCCGCGCTCGCCGCGTAACCCTGAAGACCTCGACACTCATGCCGAGGACCATGCAGCCGATGAATGGCGTTACGCTATGATGCACTGTTACAAGCCTCATGCCGCACCGCCTGTAACACCTTACGAGGGAACGGCTCAACAGGCGTTGGATTCCCTCGGAAGCAGTGGAAGCAAAAAAGGACGATACGACACCGCATGAACAAAACGACTTACGGGAAATTATTTCCTGTAGGCATAATGAGGACAGATGAAATGGCCGGATTCAACGGAACCCCCAAGCCTTCTCGCAGTAAGCCGAGTGGTGCCAAGCGCGTCAAGCCCGTTGGCCCGAAAGCGGATTTGATGAAAAAAGGCAAAGGAACCAAATAATGCCAAAGGTTGGTGGCAAGCACTTCGCATACACTCCTGCTGGACAGGCTGCTGCCAAGAGAGAAGCGGCTAAGACGGGTAAATCCGTCAAAAGCGGATCTAAGCGAAAGAAGAGCAGGTCTTCCGGTTTCAATGGGACTCCCAAGCCTGCATCGAGGTAGTGGATGAAAAAGCAAGAGATTGATTTTTGGCGCGGGGCTATCGAAAACACCAAGGTGTGGATGCGCCCCCGTCATAAATTATGGAGGCGGCTCCTCAAAGCCTATGAGATGGACTTCGAGGTGGCAGGCTTGCCAGAGGACAAGACCGTCCGAATCTCACGCTTTTATCCCCTCACTCGGCAGATCATAGCCAGTATAAGCTATAACTACCCCCATGTATTCTTCCATGTCGAAGAGCCGGACAGGGAGTTTGCTTCGGACATATTGGAGCGAGTAGCCAATGCTGCGTTAGAGCAGATGGATACCAAGGCTGAAGTGCAACAGGTTATTTTCGATGCGCTTTACTGCGATGTGGGATGGCTCAAGTATGGATACAATCCCCCAGGCGATAACGATATTGTTGCGCCTTATACAATCAATGATGCCCTTTCTGATGATTTTCCTTATGTGCATCGGGTCAATCCGTTCAATGTCTTTATAGACCCCCTTACTCCTCCCCACCGACTCTCTCACGCTCGTTACATCATCGAAAAGATGATGGTGCCGCTCGAATATGTGCGCGATGATCCCCGTTTTGAGAATAGAAGGCAGATACAGGCGGTAGACGAAGAAAATAACACCGACACCCTGCTGTATGATGTGGAAAGCGGAGGGGTGAGCGAAGAAGCCGAAGCAGTGAGTGAGGCTAAGTCGCAAGGCAAGATGACGGTCCTTTACGAAGTCCATGACCGGATGCACCAGAAGCGCATCACTTTTGCCGAAACGGTTCGCGAGCCCATAGAAGAGATAGACCACCCCATGCTGGCGATGAAGCCCGTCATGCTGCCCGATCCGTATACGGGAGAAATGATGATGACGGGTGAGTTCGAGAAAGAAGGGGGCTACCTCACTACAGGTGGATTCCCTTACTTTGCGCTCAAATTCGACCAGACGCAGGAATCGTTTTACGGCAAGCCCCCAATGGCGTATGCCGAAGACACTCAAAAGCTCATCGTGGAGAGCGTATCGCGCAGGGCCGATCTCCTTAAACGCTTCTCCCGCACTGTCTTAGGGTCGCGCAGGGAACGCGATGCTAATGCCGACATAGGGGAGACACTGGAGCAGGGCAGGGATGGAGACATCATATGGGTCGAAGATCCGCAGTCCTCTTTCAAGGCTCTTGACTTCGGCAACCCGCCCCCCGATCAGCTTGGACTCGAAAACGATGCTCGCTCCTATGAAGAGCAGGCATTGAACGTATCTCAGATGGCAATGGGGGGTGGACCCAAGCGCACTGCTACCGAGGCTTCGTTGATAGCCAGCTTTGGTCAGTTGAACCGCGAGTGGATGCAGATGAAGGTAGCCGATGCGTACAGGGCCACGGTTCATAACACGCTGCGTATGATGGCCGATGCCCGTTACACCCCAGAGAATTTTTTGATTAACGTAGCGCAGAACGAATCCGATCCGGTGTATGAGGCCGTAAGCGTAGATATGCTGCGCGTCCGATTTAAGGTTGATGTGGTGGCTGGAAGCACTTCGCCCATTACGGAGCAGCTGGAACGCGAGGATGCGCTGGCCCTTTTCAACTACACCATACAGTTGCCCGAGATCAATCGAATGGAAGCGATCAAGGGACTGCTGAAAGCGTTTAAGGTGAGTGACCCCGATAAGTACCTGGGACGCACCGATGCCGATGCAGTGAAATTGGCTAGCATGGAAAACGTGGCCTATCTGTTACGAGGCTCCAATCCCAATGTAACACCGGACGAAGACCATCAAGTCCATATGAAGATTCATTCTCAGATACAAACATTGCCGGAGATGCAACAACTCTTGCCCCAACAGCAACAGCAAGTGTTACAGCTTGCCCAGCAGCACATCCAGCAGCATCAACAGGCATTGGCGCAGAAGGCACAGGGCGCAGGGAAGCAAGGCGGAGGTGGGGCTCCTTCTTCGGAGGATGTGCGAGAGCGTGGCGGGCAGGAAGGAAATATCATCTCTATGGTCAGATCCAATGCACAAGAGATGTCACAGCAACTGCAACGAGCCCCAGGACAAAACTAAATGCTTTTCCATGACTTTGAGTGTAACAAGTGCGGTAACATAGACGAGGATGTTCCCTTTGAAAACCATCATTCTATTGAAAGGGAAGTGGATTGCTCTAAGTGCGGGGGCTCGGCTTCTATGCTATTTTCAAGGGGGAATTTTCTCCACCAAAACCATTCTGGCATGTATGGCAAGTGGCACGATGGCTTTGGTTGCGTAGTGGAAAGCTATAGTCATAAGCAGTCGTTATTGAAAAAATACAATGTCATCGAATCTGCTGACCCTGTTGGAGGATCGCGCAACCATATAGGGTCGGATGTTACCTCACCAACCCAAACCAAGGCCGAGGGGCCTCAGTGGTCTTTCGGAGGATCTCCGAAAGAAGCCATGGAAGCCTCTCAGCGTCAGATGGAGGAATAACCCATGTCCGAAGCTATACTGGATTTGGACTCCATTTCGCCGAACGAGAACACTTCGATGGAATCCTCGGAAGAGACTGCGGATAATTCTGCCGTAGAGCTTTTCCCCGAAGACAGCCCATCCGAATCCTCTACGGTAGACAGTGGACACTCTGAGTCGAGAAATGCCGAGGCTTTCAACCCGGACACAGTAGATTGGAATCGAGTAGATCCCGCTACGGTGCCCGATCAGTACCAGCCCGTCCTAAAGGCAGTAAAAAGCCAGCAGGCCGATTATACGCGCAAAATGCAAGACTTAGCAGACCAAAGGCGGAATCAAGAGTCTAAGGAAACTGAGTTACGCAGGATGCAGGGTGAATGGGCGGATCGTGTGCAGTCTGTTGCCGCACCGCAGCAGCAGGAGTTAGATCCTGTTACGCAGTTGCGAGCGCAGTCTACGGAAGAAGAAAATAAAGCAATGGACTTTATGGACTTCTATGTGGAGCAGCGTACGCATCAGAAATTCGCGGAATTGGAAGGTCGCTATAACGATTTGTTACAGCGGGTCCAAAAAAGCGAAGCATCATTGCCCACGATAAATTCTCACATCAGAGAGCAGGCCGTGTCTCGCACGAACTCGGCAGTAGAAGAGGCCGTGCAGGCTCATGGCAATGATGTGAGAAACCCGAAATGGACACCAGAGATGCTTCGCCTTATGGCGAATGACGGCAGAGGAACGCCTCATCTTAACCCCAATACGGGCAAACCCTACACCGTAAAAGAGGCCTACGAAAAAGTGGCTGGTGTTACGGCCAACAGTGCAAGTGCCTTGCGAAGTGCCAACCAGAAGACGCGCAGGGGTGCAAAAAATGCAGTGCGGGCCAACGCATCGGTCAATGCCTCCGAGGACGGGTCGGCATTAACCGACAATGAGGTCTTGTCTAAATTACAGGGCCTTGGATTTGAATAACGTGTAACAAGGAGAATTAACCGTGGCTAGCACAAGCACTACTGAAACCTGGGATGCTGCGTGGACGCTGACCATGCGGGCGAAGCGCAAGAGATTGACGGACAATTTCTTTGATTCATACCCGACATTGGAGGCTTTTCGCTCTAGCGGTTCCCTGGAAATGGAAAATGGCGGGAAAGAGATCCAAGAAGACATTCTCTATTCCGGCAACTCTGCTGAATATTTCAGCGGCTATGATGTGTTGAATACGGATGCAGTCGATGGTATCACCGCAGCTTTCTATCCGTTTCGTTATGCCAGTTGTCCCATCACTATCAATCATATTGAAGAGATGGAAAACCGGAAAACCGATGCGGCGATGAAGTTGCTGGAAGCCAAGACGCAGCAGTCGATGCTCACCTTGCGCGATCAGATCAACAGTTCGATCTACTCCGCGCAGACAGGCAAGGCTCCGTTGGGCTTTCAAGACATTATTGCTGATGCTCCCTCTTCTTCGCCCACCACCTTGGGTGGAGTTACTGTCAGCGGCAATAGCTGGTGGCAGAATAAGACGGAAAACGCCACCTCCGATACGTCTTTCAAGACTATCACCGGGACGAATTTCTATGAGGGCATGATACGCATGAGTACGTTGTGGAACGAGGTTTCGGAAGGCAACGAACAGCCGACCCATATCTTTACCACCAACGGTATCTATGCTGATTATGAGGAGATTTTTGAAGGCACTGGCTACCAGCGTCTCAGTTCCAAAGACACTCCTGGCGTAGACGGACGATTGCCATCTTATCGTGGCATTCCCGTGCAGTATGACCGTGATTGCGGCTCTAACCGCATCTATTTCCTCAATACCAACTACCTTAAGTTGAAGATGCAGAATGGGATGAACTTTGCAAAGACTCCGTTCCGCGAGCCAGCCAATCAGATGGCGAAAGTTGCTTTCATCATCGTTGGCCTTCAGCTAACGACCAACAATCGTCGTAGGCAGGGTGTTGTTATTAACGTCAACGACTAAAATCCGAGCCGCAAGCCAATGCAGCTTTTAAGCCTAGAAACGGGCAAAGGAGAATGAATAATGTCACGCAATGATAATGCCAATTTTGGCATTGGCGGTATCGGTGGCGCAGGCAATGTTGGTATTTACACCGAATCATCTACCGCGAAGTATCAGTTGGGCCATAAGTTAGAGTTGTTTGATGGACGCATCTTTCGTTACTGCAATTTTGATGCTGCGGTGACGGTGGGGAAGATGGTCTGCGCCGATCAGTCAACGGGTGCAGCCGATGAGATTTCGGACGGAACCATTTCCGGTGGAAGTGCTGGTTCTACTGCTGTGACGCTAACTGCATCTGGCAGTGCTGGACCCCCGGCTGATTTCCAGGGTGTGTCGGCCAACGATTATGCGGGTTCGTACCTGCATACAACCGATGGCGATGGGGAAGGTTTTACATACCGGATTAAGAGCAATGGCGCAGCTAGTAGCGATGCTGTCGAGTTTACGCTCTACGATCCGCTTGTAACGGCACTCACCAGCAGTTCTAGTGATTGGGCTATTAGCGCGAGTCGCTATAACAACTGTCACATTACTGATGCGACCCATGGAACGCTTGTCGATCTTTTTCCAACGGGTGTTACAATGCGAGGTATCACCTCCGGGTATTTTGCTTGGGTGCAAACCAGGGGGCAGGCAACATGCTTGGCCGATGGTACAATTACCGAAGGAAATCAACTAACGCTATCGGATGGCACTAACGGTGCTGTGCAACTCAAGGATGCGGAGACTGAAGTTGCTATAGGCCACGCCTTGACAACGGTTGCAACTGGTGAGTATGCGCCAGTAATGTTGAGCTTGGAGTAATTAACACAGGGGGAGGGCCCTTTGGCCCTTCCCCCATTTATTTTTGAAAGGCAAGACTGTGAATAAAAAAGATGTTTCCGAAATGGATCTGAGTGAGGCGATGGAGGCTGAAGCAGCACCTGCCCTAGCACTGGCACCACCTCAAGAAGCCACTCCTCCAAGTGTTACAGCCGACCAGATAGCCGAAGTCATTGCTGCTGCAAGCGACGATGTAAAAGAAAAAATTCGCATCCGTCTTGACCTTAATAAGACCCATGCTCGGGCTCGCAAGAACAAGGTCAACAACCAGCAAGTTCGTAACACTGTAAAGGCTTTTGGCGAGGTGACTCATGCACCAGATTTTATTGCCGACCCTCCGGGTCGCATCAAGGAGCGCGGGCAGGATGCGGTTGATATTTGGAAAAATCGCTGGCTCGAAGGCAATGGTAACAATTTGAGCGAGTATGACTTAGACCAGATCGCTGCCGAAGCTACTATGTAAGATGGCTGATCCTATACACGGAGATCTGACGGTATATGGAAACATATTTGCGGCAGGATACCGTGGCGATGGAACACAGCTACGGTCATTGGCAGCACCTCGGATGACCTCTACGGAGCGCGATGCGCTGAGTGA